CTTCAGCCAGCGTGTCTACAGTGCCTACTTGAGCATCGACGTAAGCCTTAATAGATTGTTGCGTAGAGAGTGCGGTGGCACTGTCAGAGCTTAAATTATCTTCATCGAGGATGTTGGTGACAGCTACCGCACCTGTACCAGATAGTGAATCAAACTCTACGGTTGTTGCATCTATTGTGCCGGTAACTATTAGGCTGTCAGCACTTTCGTCCCACAAGAGGCTCTTCCCTGTAGTAGCACCAAAGAACTTAACGTCATACCCTGTGCCGTCAGCACCAACAGTGATAGTTCCATCTGCTTGAGTTGCGCCATCAATGTCAACAACGTCAAGGTTACTGGTTCCGTCTACGTCTATGTCGCCAGAAATATCCAAGTTGGTGAATACTGAGGTTCCGGCCGCAGTAACAATTCCTGTAGTCGTAAGATTTTCATCGCCAAAACTAATGGCGCCGGAACTATCTGTGACACTTCCTGAACCAATCGTCAGCGTTCCCGCTGTCAAAGTGTCGAACCAACCCTTTAACCATCTAACGCCTGTAGACCCTAGACTGTCTGTGCTGTCTGTGTCTGAAAGAATATTTGAACCACTTGTGATTCCACCAGTCGCTACTTGTGTGGCTGTTGTGGTTAGAACACCTGTGACGAGGGCCGTCCCAGAAACATCCAGATTGCCGTTCAGATCAACAGTAGTAGCCGCTAACTGAATTTCAGTGTCGGCCACAATATCAAGCTGGCCATCGGTGCTTGAGTTGATGTAAATCGCAGAATCCCTGAACTGGACTTTGTCGGTTGTGGTTGTGGCAATGTCAGTGCCGCCCGTTGCGTTACCAGCAACAAGAACTTCTGCCAAGGTATCTGTCACGCCGGGGTCAACTAGCGCCAGTGCATCAACTACAGCCGCAGCAGCGCCTGCGCCATCAAAATAAACAACGGTTGTCTTGGCGGTTGCAATAGTGACACTTGCCCCAGTGCCTTGGCTGATCGTAATGGATTGAGATCCCGTCGTTGCGTTTTCAATAAACATCAATCGGGATATCGTGTTGGGCCCGATAGTCATGGTCCTGGTTGCGGTCAACGTGGCACTTGAAGTTACCTTCAGATAGAGCGCCCGTGATGCATCTGCGGTGCCGTCAGGGACCGTTATTGTTTGGTCCGCATCTGTCGCAAAGCAGTCCTTGGTGCCGTAGCTTAGAGCCTCGGCTGTCTGGGTAAGTGCAGAATTGAGTCGGGTGCCCCAAGATCCGCTATTCTCCCCCGTCGTCTGTAGTTCTATTCTGAGATCATTTGCATAGGTGGAAGCCATTAATTATTCCTCATGCTGCTTGCGCCCACTCGGTCGAAGCGTCGGTTTGTTTTGTCCAGGTTGTTGACGCGGGCGCCTGCCCCGTCCAGGTATTGCTCGCACCAGCTTGACTAGTCCAGGTATTGCTCGCACCTGACTGAGCAGTCCACGCAGTTGACGGCCCAACCACCGGCTCCCACTTGTGACGGCCGCTGGCAGCAAAAGCAGAAACAGCAATAACAGAAGCAGAAGCAAGACGCACATATCCAGCAGTCGCTGAAAACGAGGATGATCCACTAATCTCTGCAGAGCCAATTTTAATGATCCCAGCAGTCGCCGTAAAACTCGATTGAGCCGCGACAGAAGCAGAACCGAGCGCAATTCGCTCTGCCACTGCCGAGAATGTGCTACTCGCAGCAGATGTTGCCGAGCCGCGCTGTATGCGTTCCGCAGACGCTGTAAATGAGGATGTCGCCGCTGCCGTGGCTGCGCCTTGCTGGATCCGTTGGCCAGCCCCCGTGAACGCTGAGCTCGCCGCCGCAGCAGCAGATCCCTGCTGAACGAGAGCTGCGCTCGCAGAAAATGCAGAAGACGCAGCAACTGTTGCCGAACCGTCGAGATAAGACCACTCACCATATCTGCCTGCACCCCAACTGCCATTTCCAAATCCTGTCGCCATTTTTTAATCTAGTGTGATGTCCAAGTCGCCCGCCGGGATCCGAAACACATCTCCCGTGGCGATAGTTTTGCTTGCGTCCAGAGACGCAAACGCCAACATATTGCCAGAGGTCGAGGCATCTAGGACCGCAACTGCGACCACCGTGCCGTATCCTGCAGTTGCGGTTGCCCACTCCAGGGCAGCCGCGTTGGTGCTCGCGGATCCAGTCGTCGTAAATGACGCTGCCAGCCGCACATAACCACCACCACTCACCTCAGTGCCAGTGGTCGAATCGGTAGGCGCAACCGTATATAGCGCGGCGTAAACAGTTGCCGGGCTGGTATAGGCCGTATTGCTGAACGTATGGGCCAGCAATTTGTTTTCTAAGTAATCTGTAAAAGCCATTTTGCTGCCCTATTGAAGTGCTCGAGCTCGCATCGTCACACTGGTTTGTCCACGGGTTCGTTGGTCAGACACATGCATGTCTTCGACCAACTTGTTATAAATCGCTCCCCAGGTAACCAGGCGCTCATCATCACGTAGATATGGCGCGCTTTGGATAAGAGTCCCGTAAAGGTAAATGTCAGGGCTCAGCGCCAAAAGCCAGTTGCTGGCATTGCTGTCACTCAACACAGGTACCTTTGCATAGTAAACAAGCTCTGCCGTGTAAGAGCTTGAATCTGGCGCCGGGTAAGCCTCAATCTCATCACCAATATGCGTGTAATATTCTGGCGTACCTGTTGCGCTCGAGTCGTTGCGCATTTTGTTCAACCACTCGCTTGTCACATAAATCAATGGGGTGACCGGGTTGGTATCCATGATCAGGCTCACCGACTGCATCCAGTCTGCGGGCGTTGCCGAATACCGACTGTCAATAGTCGCCTGACTCCGAGTGATCATTTTCCTGTGCCGAATGCTGCGTTGAAACTCAGCCTCGGCCAAGGTTATAAAATCTGGTATCGCTGATGTTAGGTCGTCGCGATTGAGCCAATCGGCCACGCTGGCCTTTAGCTCGGTGTATGTAGTGAGGGCCACCTAAACTGTCCCCCCCCTGGTTCTAAAGTATTTGTTTTCGCCGTCATTCAGCCACCGCTTGAAGCGAGCAGGGTCATCAGTGATGCCCTGCTCCTTCAATTGGTGATAAACGGACATGGGGATAGACGCAACCTTCGACCATTCACCGTGTTTCTGGTGCTTGTCTATCGCGTTTGCGGATCGCTTGTTTGCCTCAACAATGCTGGTCACGTCTTGCGAAGTTGCAATGACGATCTGATCATCTTTAAGGCTTTCGCCTTCCTCGTAAACAAAGTTAGTCTTTATTCCAGAGAGAGGGTCAACCGATAGGTTGCGCTTATCTGCCATTTTCCATCCTTTTTTTACGAGGTGCTTAGGTCTCGGATAACACCCAGTCCACTTTCGTTGTTGCACTGAAGACCATACTCTGCCAGGAGCATGTACTTCGTGGCATCGCCAGTCTTAGCTAACTGCTCAGACTGGATCGGCCGCAACGTAGCCATTTCGACCATGTCGGGATCGATAACGTATGCATCCCTGGCCCGGCTAAATCGGTTAGGCACAACCGAGATTGAACCGAAATCAGAAACATACACATCAGCAGCACCGATGATAGTCGTAGGGCCGTCAGGCGCCTGGTAGCGTTGCGCGGCAATGCCGGCGAAGCCACTGACCACAGTCTTAACGTAAGGTCCAACCATCAAAAACTTAGGGTCACCTCCATTGCTGTACATCGACTGCACAACGGTTTTCAGCAGCGCCTCAGTAAGGGCGCGCTGAGTCCCGTCTGTCGGTGCGGCGTTTGGCACGCCACCAGACAACGTGGGGTCAGACCCACCAGATCCGTTAGATGTGTTTGAGGTTAGCCAGGATGTCAACGGGGCCGTTTGACGGGCCGTCGTGTTGTTACCACCAACTGCCGCGTGGGACAACCCACAGAGGTTGTACTCGATGTCGCGCTTGAGCTCATCCCCTTTAAGTGCTAGTTGGTAGGCTATCTCAGATTTCCTGCCTGCCTCATCGATGGCACCACCAAGGTTGTCAGCGATCACGAAATCCTTACGTGATATCTGCGTATAGTTTCCTAACCTGGTTGTCGGAGTGACAGCGGTGAACGAACTGAGGTCGTCACCATCAATGTGTGCGTTACTGGCGGCGCTACTGAGACTGTCTGTTTGCCATTCAAAGAATGTGTTACTGACCGACCGCTTCTTTGTCATGTTGCTGACAAAGGGGGTGGCCTGCGGTGATATATTAAAGATTACATTACTAAGATCCTCGCGAATACCTATCGCGGAATACTTGGTAAAAGTGTTTGTTACAATTGCCATTTTTCATAGTCCTACTCGCTCCTCTTTACAGCATTGATTCTAAAAGGCCGGCTGCATCATCGAGCCGACCGGTTTCTTTCAGGCGCTGACGAGCTCTTTTCAGTTTTCTTGAACG